GGTGTTTCTTTATTAAATATATGTTTGAACGTATTAAAACTAACACCTGAACAACAGAAAGTCTTTGTTTCTTTGAAGAATGCAGATATTAAACATGATAAGTCTAATTTAAGGTTGATATATGATGTTGATGTGTACAAAAATAAAAATTTGCAACTTTTAGATTCCCCATATTTTATAGATAATGTCTTAGGTTTGGCAGGACTTACTGGTCGTAGAGTTGCTGAAATAGGTTGTACGGCTAAATTTAAAAAAGTTGATGATAGAACAGCTGTTTTTAAAGGACAATTAAAAATTAAAGATCGTAAGGATACTTTACCTTATGAAATACCTTTATTAGCTGATTTTGAAATTATTAATAAATCTTTAAATAAAATCAGAATTTTAAAACCTAAATATATAGATAATATGGAGTTATTTCACAATTCCTGTTCGAAAACTATAAGTGTGAAAGTTAAGGAAATATATCAAGGTTTATTTGAAGGCATACCAAAAGCTAAAGATTTAAGAGCTATATATTCTACTATTTGCTTTCACGAATTCAATAAAAAACCAGAGAATAAACATATAGATAGAGACGTGTACTATTCTCAAATATTGGGACATGGTAACGAAGATATTTACACTTGTGGTTCATATATAGATTTTTATATTTTATAACCGATAATTTATTTTATAAACTACTTGTTTTTATTGTTGACTAGTAGTTTATAATTTGTTATAATGGTTATTACAATGAAAAATCAAAGGTATAAGTAATATGGTAACGAAGAAAGAAAAAGATTTTAGACTCTCTATATCTGTTGAAACAGCAAGTCAATTTGATGAAATAAAAATGAAGCTATATCCAGGTGATAAGGCAGGTGGTAAGAAAACTTTGGAAAGTCTTTTAAACACACACCATTTTTTTAATTTCAAATTGAGTGAAGAAGAAAAAGAAACATTAGAATATATAACCAATACTGTGCCTGATATTTTTGAAAAGAAAATCAAACAAGTTATATCCGCATTAGGAAATAAATTAAAAAACACTGATTATGATGATGCTGATTTGACTCTTAAAAACTCTTCAAAATCGTCTTTTTTAAGAGTAGAAAAAATCGTTGATGAATTGGTTAAGCAAAACGATACTGTAAAAGAATGGTTTGATAGAAGATATATAAACCAAAAAACTATCTTTGAATTTGCAAAAGAAAAGAAACGTTTAATACCTAACTTTTTAGCAGTATCCAGTAGAAGTATTAAACAGTACTTATCTATAAATAAAAATAAGATTGATGAATATAATAAAAAACACAATATGAGTGAAGATCACAATTTGAAAGTACATTATTTCAAGTTGAAACAAAGCAAGGAGTAGATATATGGATACTGTAACACTAGTCAATGGTTTGTTAGAAACTAGTTATAACGAAGATTTAGCTTATTGTAACGCTATAGGTTTGTGGGCTGATATGGTTAAATGTAGTGAAAACAAACAAAGACTTAAAATGATGAACACTACTAAGAACGATTTTTTAAAAAAAGTATCTGATAATTATAAGATTTTGATTAGAAAACATGAACTTAAAAAAGAATATAAACATATATTTGAAACTGTTTTGGATTATAGAGGTGATATGAAATTGTTCATACTAAACAATCCAGATATCAGTGAAGATATGAAACACTATATATGTGGCAATCATTTAAACTGTTCTCTGTATGACTGATAAAAAACCTTGTCCTGTTTGCATATATTTAAAATTATATCCTAACGAATTCATTTTGAAAGTTAACAGTGTCATATTTTATAATGGTAAAGAAAAACAAGTTTTAAGTTTATTAGAAACATCTAAAGTTTTAAATAATAAGGAAAAACCAACTGATCATTTTATTAAAAAACATCGTAAAAATTGTCTTATAAATTTCAAACCAATATATAAAATTGATGAAAATGTTCTTATAGATGATTCAAGCAAAATTTTAAATAAAAACAAACATTCAATAAATATTAATTTACATCGTTCTCTTGATGATTATAAAAAAATGAGTGTTCAAGAAAGAGAGAAAGATCATATAGAAAGATTGAGTGAAATTAAATATATGTCGACGCTTATTATTCATCTCCAAATGTTAGAAGGTAATAAAGTTATAAAAGGTTACATTCCTAAAGAAGATATAGCGGCCTTAAAACAAGTGGAAGATATTATACAAGGTTTGAAAAAAGACGCTGATGTAAATGATAATGTTGATAATATCGAACTTGTAGAACAAGTTGATTTAGTTAATAAGTTAATTGTCGATAAAAAGAAATCATTAGAAAATGTTAGATAATTTAAACTTGATTTCTTTAGAATCGCTTGAAAGTAGAAGTCGCAAATTAAAAAATATAATGTTAGCTGAATTTTCTCTTTATGAGTTTTTAAAGCAAGCTTGGCCTATTATGGAAGGTAAAACGCCTTTTATCGATAATTGGCATTTAAAAATTATAGCTGAACACTTGGAAGCTTGTTATAGGCGAGAAATAAAAAATCTTTTAATTAATGTTCCTCCTAGAACTGGGAAAACAAGTTTGATTTCAATAGCATTTCCAGCATGGGTTTGGTTGCAGAATCCAGAAGAGAAATTTATGTACGCCTCTTATGCACAATCTCTATCTACAGAACATTCTTTAAAATGTAGGCGGTTAATAGAGTCCGATTGGTATCAAAAAAATTGGGATCATAAATATCAATTAGCTAAAGATCAAAAAGCAAAAATGCTTTTTGAAAACAATAAAGGTGGTTGTCGTATTGCTACAAGTGTAGGTTCTGTTGCTACTGGTAAAGGTGGTTCGATAATTGTAGTTGATGACGGAAATAATGCTAGAGATGGCGAATCACAGATAAAGAGAGAAAGTACTAATAAATGGTGGGATCAAGTATGGTCTACACGTTTAAACAATCCTTTGCATGATGTTCGTATTGTTGTACAGCAGCGTATTCATGAAAAAGACCTAACTGGACATATTATTGCAAACGATAATTTAAATGATTGGGTTAAACTTATAATCCATATGGAATTTGAGATAAGTCGAAAAGCTAAGACTGTTATATTACCTTCTACAAACGGTAAAATATGGGAAGATCCTAGAACGGAAGAAGGTGAATTATTATGGTCAAAAAGGTTTTCGCCTGAGATAATAAATCGTTTAAAACAAGAACTAGGTGCTTACGGTTATGCTGGACAATACCAACAAAGACCAAGTCCAGAAGCTGGTGGAATTATAAAAAAGAATTGGTTTTGTTGGTGGAAAGATAGCACCCCTCCACAAATAGACTTCCTAGTACAAAGTTGGGATACCGCTTTAACGGCGAATGAAATGTCTGCTTATTCTGCTTGTACTACATGGGGTGTTTTTTATGATAGTAACCATATAGAAAATCTTATTTTATTATCTATGTGGCGAGGCAGGGTGGAATACCCAGAACTTAGGGAACTGGCTAAACGCATGTATTTTGACTATAGAGATAACGGCAAAACACGAAACCCTGCTTTTAAAGGCAGGCCAGTTAATCTGTGTCTTATTGAGGCCAAGGCTTCAGGCGATCCGTTAATACAAGACTTAAATAGAGCGGGTATTAGAGCTATACCGTTCATTCCTAAAGGCGATAAAATAGCTCGTGTACGTTATATAACTCCTTTAATCGAAGGTGGAAGAGTATGGTTGCCTGCACAATCGCCAAATTATGATAAGTTGTTGTCTTTTGCAGATGAATTTTATGAAGCTGTCGCATCTTTTCCTAATTCTGAAAGCAGAGATTTAGTAGATACTATGACTCAAGCACTTACTAAATTGAGAGATGGACAATACTTACAGAATCCTAGAGATGAAAGACCTGTGGAACAAGTAGGAAGAGAGACGATGGAACTGTATTAAAAATTAAACCAATAGTTGTTGTATCAAAATGAAAAAGAAAACTGTGAATAAGAAGTCTGTTAAACCTGCTCGTAAAGAAAAACCTGTTGTCGTTGATATTGTAAATATCGATTATATTCCTAGACATTTTTCAAGAAAACATACTCAAACTAACGATGAATTAAATTTGTACATTCCTGAAAAATGGCAAAGATAGTGTATTTGTTGTATTTCACACTTAAATACTATATAAACATTGAGATTAAACCATATAATGAGAAATATAAATGAATAAACAAGAATTTATAACATACATAGCTACTCAACATAGTTGTACCAAAGTTGAAGCTGAAAAAACTATAGATGTATTTACTTCTTCAATAGTTAGTGCAATGGGTGAAAATAAAGAAATTTCACTAATAGGATTCGGTCATTTCTCTACTACTAAGATTGCTGCTAGAGCTGGTCGTAATCCTCGTACTGGCGAATCTTTACAGATTAAGGCTTACAATCAACCAAAGTTTAAAGCTGGTCAAAAGTTGAAAGATGCTTGTAACAAATAAACAGGAATATCATAATAGTTTGATTTGAGAGGCGTAAAATCTATAACCTTTCTTTTTCTGTAAAAAGCTGACTTTGTCTCCTTTGTTTAATTCGACAAGGTCACTCTTTTTCAATTTTTCAACATGAACAAAGATATCACCACCAGTCTTATCATCCACTATAAAACCATAACCAGCAGCAAGCGAATAGAACTTTACTACACCAGTATTTAACACTATATCGTCAGTCATAGATAAACCTTATTAGTTATAAAGTTAACTTCACACCTAAAAGAAATACAGTGCCTTTTGTAGTTCTACTTTTCAATTCGTTATAAAATTCCGGTTTGCCTTTTAATATATAGCTAGATACTTCTGCATACGGTTTTAAACCTTTTGCTAATAGATAAGTTATATTTAGCTTGATAGCGTTAGCTTTATTTTTAAATCGCTCTGATGCAAAGTAAGTGAGTTTAGTAGTTGTTGCATTGTATTTATACGCAGTACCTACACTGTAATAATACGAATCACGCCCTGTTTTGTGGAGTTCAGTGGTTGTTAAACTCTTACCCCATGAGCCATAGCATGCATTATATGTAAAATCATTTACTTCTAATTCAGCACCAATATTAAAGCTTCTTAAATCACCTAGTTTATATTCTTTTGGCTCAGTATCTTCTTTGCTAATAAACTTCTTAGCTTTTCCTGTAGATTTGCCATATTCACCAGTTAATGCTAGCTTTAATCCTATATCCTCTTTGAGTTTTTGTTCAAATACTATACCAGTAGTAATAGCATCCTTAACTGATCTATCTATTTCAAATCTATCAACACCATCCTTTCCAATCGTTCTCTTATTGACGCCATCTGATTTCTCACTTGGGCTACCTATTCCAGTATTAGCCGTATCAGGTGTATAAGAAACTCCTATCTGAACTTTGCTTGCATCACTAATCTCAAAATTAGGTGTATAATAATTTATTGTTCTTGGAGGTTCACTACTATAAGGTGCAGAATCTAAATCAGCAGTTAAATCATCACCTATAAAACATCCATCAGAAGTTAAAAACGAAGGACTGAGTTTTTTACTTTGTTTTAAATGCGCAGTACTAGTTTTTATATACTTTATTGGTATTCCACCATCACTTATCATCATATTTGCGGCAACTGGTATGGGAGAGCCTAACTCGACACGTCCATAAAAACCTTTTACAAATAAGTGAGAACCGTTATAGGTAGGTATAACTTTAGCTTTGACAGTTGGTACTAATACGATCTTGCCACCATACTCAATATCATTTATCTCATTTGAGATACTGGCATAAAAGGCGGCGTCATTATAAAAAGCAAAACCTTCTTTATTAGCAGATATTTTTTTCTCAGACTTTAGCAATTTATTCTGATTACTAAAACCACTTTCGAAAGATGCATAAGCTCCTAGCTTCACATTAAGATCCGATACAACAGGTAACTTTCCTGTAGAAACATCAGCTGCACAAATAGAATTGTTTATCATACTAACGCATAATAAACTTATTATTTTCCTTTTTAACACTACTAATCCTCTTTATGATTGGTATAAATTATTCTTAGCTTCTCTTTTTGCGACTATATAGTCAATACACGATAGCACTTTCTTATTCTTTTATTCCTCTAATGTAGTAACTACACCAGTATTGCACCATTTTGACACTAATTATTTTAGAATGTCATGTTGAACAATTAGTACATTCGATATACTGTCCACGGATAAATTTCATATTCAACATCCAACCACAAATTCCTTAATCGAATCTAAGTCCCATTTTTCTCTAATGTCTCGTCCTAAGAAACCATCACTATATTTGTTGATTTCTATATATTGGATAGCGTCCATAACGAATTTGCGTTCAACAACTATGAACTGTTTGTCTGTTTTAGACTTAACCCATTCGGATATCGAATGTATTGTTATCTCGTTAATAGTGCCACTATAAAGATTCAATATTTCCGAACGTGGGATAGTATGAGAATATTTTTTAATCATACAGACACCCCATCTAGTTCAAATATGTTCAAAAACTGAACATTCTTAAATTCAATATCTGCCAAGAATGATACATAGTCGCCTAAGATTAGCTTTTTAGGTATAGTAGAGGAAATTTGGTCGTCAAAGACTAAGTGCTTTTTGACTACACCTCCTTCTCTACTCCTTACGTCAATAAAACAGGTTTTTGTTTTAGTCGGACAGGTTGAATTATCGTATTTCTCAAATATCGCCGAAAATAATAATCTGGTTTCTTTAGTTTCTTTCATGGGATTTACACCTAGTTAGTTAAAAGGTGCTAGGGGCTTAAATCAGTCGTAAAAACAACCCCCATTACATTTCATACCAAAAGTACTTATAGTAATAGACCCCTAGCCTAAACTAGGTTTAACTAGATGTTTGTAACGATGGATTTAAGCATCGATAGCTTTTAAAATTTATCAGTAATTGGTTAGATGTGCAATTAGAATTTAAACTAGGTGTTTATAATATCGTACAGTCCTTTTAAAGAGCAAGATAATGGTTTTATAGGGTGAGGTATTAAAAGAGGTAAATTGTTGTTCAGCAACGTTATAATCACCATATATTATTTGTGTTAATCCCCATTTTGTTATATATTACAAAAAGTAAAACAAAAACCGCCTACTAATGTAGACGGTCCAGTTTTTTCTTAGTTCAGAACCCAGCAAAGTAATGAACGAGACAATCGCGATTAAGAACAAACACAACGAAAAGTTTTTAATCAGTTACAACTTTATACTAAAAATAAATTAACTGTCAAATTATTTCTGTAGTTAAACAATAAAGTAAAATCTGTAATAAGTCAATAATTGTCTCTTCTTTAATAAACGGTTTTTGAACTCATAACTTTTTATGAGGCAATAAAACATGCTTAATGATTCTAATAAAAATCCCGAAAAATCAAGTGCTTACGATCAAAATAATAACGATTTTAAAACTGTTATTAAATATAAACCTTGGAAGTGGGTTAATGGAGAATGGGTAAAAGAAACCTTTGAAACATCTAATAGTTCAGAGGTTCAAAATGACTAAAAATAATATTATAGATTTTTCTGTTACAAAAAACACTATTAAGAAATCAAAAAAGAATAATAATATTATCACCGATTTATTTAAAGATAAGGAGGGAAATCAGATTTTTATAAAAGATTGTTCTACAAAAACAAACAAATATTTAATACCTGAATTAACTGAAAAAACAAAAATAAAAAGGACTAACGATATAATTTTACATTTGAACGTAGACACTGAATATACTGATTATGTTGGAGCTTTAAATAAAATCACCTTTGAAGAACTAGAAAAAAACAATTGTAGATTTAAAACCCAATATTTAAGACAACAAAATTTCTTAAAACATAAACTTTCAAAAAACATCAATATTAACGATATAAAAGTTATTGAAGATATAGCTTCTGGGTTGATTAAAGAAATATCTGTCGAAAATCTGCAAGAGTTAGAAAACAGTAAGATAGCTAGCAATCAAATGATAAGCACACAGTTTAAACATTGTCTATATGAAGATGGAAAAATATTTTTTAATCCAGATATTAAACATCTTGTTGATAAATATGTGGGAAAAAACGAATTTTTTTTTAAGGAAGATTTTCATGTTTTAGATTATCTTAAAGATAAAGGTTTTAATGTTGAAATACAGAGAAAAAACCATGATTTGCCTAAAAAAGAATTTCGAAAAAACTTCTGTGTTAACGAAAAAAACAAACAGATACCATATTGCACTATAACGTTATACGCTTTCTTTTTACTAGCTGAATTAACAAAAATATTTAAAGGTGATTTGCTAGATGATGTTTTAAAAGACATCCGAAGAAATAGAATACAGATGAATAAAAGAGTTTCTACAGGCATGATATCTAAATACTACCCTAATTGGCTAATAATTATCAATGGTATCAAATATAAACTAGCTATAGATTTTGCAGATACTGGCGCATTACAAGGTAATATCTCGTTTGGAGATAATTTAAAAAATCTTGAAATGGGAACAGACGCCAAAAACCTTATGGATGATTACAAAACTAACATGCTATACGGGTTGTTAAAACATCCTGATAAATGGAAGAAATACGCTCTTGGCGATTTATCAGTTTACAATGTGTACAAAAAATTCTGTGGTTTAATAGAAAAAGTTTATGAAGAGTTAAATATACCTGGAATGTATATACCGCCAAAACTTACTATAGGTTCTACAGTTAACAATTTAGGTGAAGCTATTTTGCTTGATTTTTTAGGTTATAAAGAAAGAGAAGACGAATGTTTAAAAGATTTATATTCTTTGACTGAATATGGAAGTCCTAAAAAAATCGGTTGTTATACTAATTATCCAGACTCTATAAAAGATAAAAATCGTATACGTCAAAAACATACAGGAGCAAAAATAGCTGGCGGTCGTTGTTTATTAAACAGACAGATATTGAAAGCAACAACAAGTTATGTTCTTTGCGATATAGATATTTCAAGCGCATACACTTCTTTAGCTTCAAGCTTATCATATTTTTTAGGAAATCCTGTAGTTCAAAGTTTTAAGAAACATAAAGTAACACTTAGAGATTTTTTAAAATATTACGATATAACTTTATTAAAAAGAGGTTTTAAATTAGTTGTTGAAACTAAAGAATTGTTAGAATTCGAACAAGATTTGTTGGTTTCATTTCCAAACCTAAGATTTGCAAAAACCGCACATTACGATAAAGAAGGGAACGTCACTAAAACAGAATATGATGTTAATACAAATAACATTGAAACAACTATATATACAGTTGGTTTACATAACACCCCTATAAGCTGGGACGATTTAAATATTATATTAAAATCTTGGAAAACAGACCAAAGAGAAGATTTTTTAGATAAAGTAACTCTTGTCAGCGCAATTTATTACCCCTCTAGTTTTGAATGTGAAAATATTAGTGTTTTAAAAAACAAACAACAAGAACATCGTGAAAAAGACAATGGTAGATTTAAAGATGCTATGCTTCATTCATGGATAGATAATGAAGACGGCGAAATTTCACATTATTGGTGTTCTACTAATTTCGGACTATTGTTAATGGATAAAATAATACAATTGAGGAGAAAAAACAAAAAAACCAATTATTCTTTATCTTATTTATTTAAACTTATAGGCAATACTATATATGGAGACGCAGTCTCAAAACATTTTAAAATAAGCAACGTTGTTTTTGCTTCTAATATAACCGCCATGTGTCGTTGTGCTATGTGGTGCGTAGAGAAAGCTCTAAACATACATCAAACAATAACTGATGGAGGAATTTTTTGGTTAAATGAAGTACTGCACAGATATAGGGATAGATTGGATGCTTCTATGTTAGTTCGCACTTATTGCAAAAGTAAAAGCGAGATGAGTTTAAAAAGAAAGTGGAAGATTAAACCAATCACAATAAATGGGGAAAAGATAGATTACACAGATGGTAAAGGTTGGTTTTGCGATGGTGTTTTATATGAATTTAATTATAAAAAAGTTAAACCTTTAGAAGAAAATTATTTAAAATTAAAAAAAGAATTTGGCGAAAAACACGTAAAAACCAAGAAAGCAGAAGTTTTACTAGATAAAGAACTAGCTGGTTTAAAATCTTTTATAAAAACTATCAATAAATTAGTTTTAGAACATGTTAAAACTCAATTTCCCAATATTGATTTGTTCAATGGTGAATTTGACAAAGTAAAAACTGACAATAATGGATTAGCTATATTAGATTTTAAAGGCGAATACGTATATGAAAAAGTTATAGGTTTGTTAGAATTCGAAGTAAAAAATATATGTGATTGGGCTGTATTTCATGGTTCAGCTGATTATATGTACAACAACACGACCAACAACAGAACTACTAAAATGCGTGGTTATGAGAGTAAGAAAGGATTAGTTGCTGTTAGAATGGATAAAGATAAAATCGTTTATGATAGTAAATATTATAATGATATTTCGCCAACAGAAAGATTTTTAGATGATATCAGACTAAACCCTAATAATGTAAGTATTCCGCTTTGTTATTTTAAAACATCTATCTTGAAAATAAACGAATATAAGAAAAATTTTAAAAGAATATGGTGTAACACTAATTTAAAGCCTGGCGACACTATATTTAAATTTATGACTATTCCTATATATTCTATGCGTCATAAATTCCGAACCTATAAACAACATAAAAACTGGCAGAAATACGAAAATATGCTTAAACGCAGGGGCGGTGGTTTAGGTTTTGAACAGTTTTTTTTAAAAGATGATGGGACGATTAGATATCTAGATATGGTAGAAGAAATAGATAAGCATATTAGAAATGGTGTTATGCATCCTAGAAGTGTATTCGATAAAAACATGAATTTTTTTAGAGATATGAAATACAAAAAAAACGAGAAGAAACAACATATCATCTTAAATCATATCAAGTTAACTACAACTATGAAAAATCTAAACAGGATTAAGACTATAGGTCTAAGTCAATTTTGTTATGATAATATGAAAGAAGAAAAGAACGGTATGATTATTTTAAGGAGAACTCTTAAAAATATCTCTGCTGATTATTATAATGTTTATGAAGATTTGAATAAATACAGTTTGGATTTTGAATTTAGAGATAAAGAGTTAGCTTTGGCTATCTAAGCATCAATCAAAAACAAGATATTTTTTTTATCTGCATTCTTCAAAGAAACAAAGACTTTCTGTTGTTCAGGTGTTAGTTTTAATACGTTCAAACATATATTTAATAAAGAAACACCTCTTATTTTCAATGTAAGCGGTAAATTAC